GGGCTGGGGCCTGAAGACGATCTCGTCAAAGTTGTATGTGAGCTTCTCGTTTCCGGCGCTCCCGTCGCCCGTGCCCTTGGTCAGGATGATCTGAAGCGAGGTCTCCGTATGCCCCACTGCCAGGTTGTAGAGGGTCATGTCTTCGAAGAGCGCGGTCAATTTTCCGCTCACGCGCACTTTTCCGGCCGGAATCGAATACCGCTCGCCTGCGCCCCCGATCACGTAGATCGATCCGTCGAGATTGTTTTCGATGTTAAAACTCACTTCTGTCGCCAGCGCAAGAGGAGCGCCGCCCTGATTGATGACCGCCTCGAAACCATCGAAGGGATTGTGGCCATAGTCCGTTGGAGCTCCGTCATGGGGCAATATGGAGGGCGTCTCTTTTGCCCCCATGAGATTGAACTGTCCGGTCAGAGGCCCTTCGGCTTTGACGGTTGCGCTGTGAGAGTTGACCTTGCATCCGTTGTAGCGGATATACTGGGAGATGTCGGTAAATTGTTTCTCGATCTGAAGGCCGATGGGCAGGGATCCGATTTTGAACGTATGCGTGTAGGGACCGGCTTCTGTCCGGACGTAGGTTCCGAGAGTATGCTTGAAAAGGCGTCCCATGAAGGGATTGAGCTCGACATCGATATTGCCGGCGACCTCCTGGTTTCCCCTGGCGGGCCGGTTGGGATTGCGCGATGATCGCATGACGTTTGATTGCGTGAAGTTTCGGCTCAGCCTGAAACCCTCGCTCAGGAAGGGAACATAGAGCCCGTCTTTAATGGCGCGGATATCATCGATGCGAAATATGAAGGCCGCTTTATCCACGGCCTGCTTGAGGCCGGCGGAGATGAGGAGAAGATCGGTTGCCGGATTGGCGAGCGCCATTTTGACGGGCGTCCAGACATCAGCTGTAGTGATGGCCGGAATATTGAGCGTCTCGAGAGGGCTTGCGCAAAGCGCATGCTCATCCAAAAGAAGTTGGAGATCTCCGGCAGCAAGAGCAATCGATGACTTGACCCAGGCAATGATATGCGTGTAAGCGGCCAGGCTCGCAACGGAAATCACTTCCGAGGCGAGGATCTCCACTCCCACTCCAACCGCCATCGTGAGCTTACAAGATCCGGCGCCCACTTTGAAATCGACGGCATCGAGCTCGGCCGTCACATCGGCATCGACGTATTCGTTCCAGGCATCTTCGCAGTTTTCAATGACCAACTCCGGGACGACCTTAAAAGCGATCTCCTCGGCGATAACGACTCTTCCTTCCGATCCTTGTGCTTGTGCCATTTTAAGACCTCCTTTGTTAATAAGATAATAAGTTAATAAGTTAATGAGTTAATGAAAATCCTAACAACTTATTCACTTATTAACTTTTGTTTAGATTCTCTCATACACCGTTAAAGTCAGCTCTGCATAATGACAGAGGACGCCTCCGAAAAGCCTGAATTCTATGATCGATGCCTGGATGCGGCCTTGCCGCTCACATGTGCCATTGAGATTTTTATTGTCCCGAAATGCCGTCCGGACGCTCTCGATCAAAGCATTAAAAGTCTTCTCCGTGGCGCTTGCGTCATTGACGCCCATATATCCCCTGATTACATAAGTATGATCGTCTTCATGGGCCTGGGATCCCATCTTGATGATTGCCTGCTTCTCACCTACCGATCGGCGCGAGATCTCCCAGCCCCGGATCTGTTCGACCGTTGCGATCGTTGTCTTAAAGAGATTGATAAACGTCGTCCAGTCCGCGGCCCAGCGCTCGTAATCGTAGACCTTGCCAATATTGGTCACTGCGCTCAAAATGTTGTAAATCGCTGTGCGGATAGCTGATTCTGGCATAAGTACCGTTTCGGGTTACGGGTTACGGGTTCCTGCAACAGGCCCGCAACTCAAAACTCGTAACTCATTCATTCAACGCCTTTGCTATTTTAAAGCCCGCATTGTCAAATATCTTATTTAGCCTCGGCCAACCCTGTTTCAGGGCTGTCTCAAACATGGCCGCCCCGGGGAATCCCTTCTGGCCTATTTTCCTGCGGATTACGAATTCAAGCCTCTTGGCCTGCTCTTCCGGGACGCCCATCTTCATCTCGATCCATCTCAAAAGCGCTCCTTCCGGAGGCCAGGTCTTTCCGGCCCTGCGTCCTTTTTCTATGACCTCGCCATAGACAGAGGAGCTCGCCACGATGCCTTTGACGAGAGGTGTCCCTTTGCCCTCCACTTCCCCGTGGATAGTAGAAACAAGGCCCCCAGAGGCCCCAAACACGCCCACAGGGGTAAGTTTTTTGACTTCACGCTCCAGGAACGTGGTCGCTTCGTACATTACGTCTCCCAGCGCCTTTTGAACGATCTCAGGGGCCTTTCCCTCAAAGATTGCGCCCTTGGTAGTGATGGAAACCTTTAATTCCATCAGAGGACCTCACATTCGATGGCGTCTTCCCATTTCTGGCCATTGGTATCAATGGCTCTGACATTAACAAGGTAGTTCTGACCGGATACTCCGGCCTTAATCTTGTATTTGATTTTTTTGTCCTGATAAACCGAGACATCTGAGACCATTGCCGTTGAGACGTTCTCGTCGGTAGACTTATTTTTTACAATAACTTCTCCGCTCGAGAGATTGACCGCTTCATCGAGCCAGTTAGTAAAATCGTGGTATCTGAAGAATTCCTCGTATGCCCGTTTAGTGAACATCGCAGTTAAACTCTCTTAAAGAGACAAGATTATCAAATTCCCTCCGGCCCTGCCCCGGCAGGCAGGCGAGAATCCACAGGTTTCGACTGGGACACAACTCCGAGAATATTCTTTTTCCGCCCGATGTCTCAAAACTTCTTTGAGGGACATCGTCGCCTTTTATGATGTCGCCCAGGAAGTCCCAGATTGAGGCGCCACTCAGAATGATCGTCTGGACTTGATGAATGTAGCTCTGAAGATCCAGAATCGATGAGCCGGATCGAATCATGGTCCCAAGGGTTTCCACGAAAGCCCTCTTATCATCGATCGCAGAAATCGAGGCGATGGTTGAGAGCAAGCTCTCAAAATAGATCTGGACATCGATCATTGAACTTTGAGACTGAGTTAGATCGTTAAGCATCTCAACAAAGACTTTTACGTCGAATGCGGATGACACGGATTGAGCAATGGATTGTAATATTTCGATGTAGATTTTAAGATCCGTTACCGACGAGACAGAAGAGGCGACGCTCTGAAGAGATTCAAAATAGGTTTTAAAATCGCTGATGGATGAGGAAGAGAAGGCAATGGATTGCAGGATTTCAACATGATTTTTAAAATCACTAATCGAGGAGGCGGAAGATCCAAGGCTATTTAATGTCTCGACATAGGTCTGAATTGCTGAAAGGGTCGAGACGGAGGATATCTGGGAAAGAAGATTATCGACAAAAGTCTGTTTGTCGATCAAAGAAGCCTGGGAAGCGATCGCAGAGTTTAGAATATCGACAAAGGTTTTGACATCCTGGATGGATGAGGCAGAGACGGCGATGGAAGTAAGGATTTCCTGATAGACCTCTCCTGATGGACTTTCCATCGATAGATGCGGGATCTGCGGATCTTTGACGGTAAGCGTCGGAGACCAGAACCCCGCCAAGCTATTCCAAACTATTCTTCCTGTCCGCCAAAGAAACCTTCTATCTCGCATTATGCCGCCGCCGAACACGCATAAATTTGACCTGTGTACGTTGTCGTCCCCGTTGCTGGTTTGGTGATTTCCAGAAACGCCAGATAGGCATCGTTGAAAATTCTTGGAGCCTGACTCCGATTGGTAAGCCAGTCAAATGGGATCACTGAATTGATGACTGGAAAGCTCATAAACCCAATAGGATGCCCTATCACGAAGTCAATCAAACCCGTTGCCACTAATGCCGAACATTGCATCTGGGTCAAATTCTTTATCCCGATATCGCCATTTGCCAGAGGGGCAAACCATTGCTGGACGGGGTGATCGAGGCGATGAATGATTGCTGCTGAATTGCCGGTTAAGGAGGGCAGTGTTGAATCATTATTTCCTTCATCTTTATAAAGGCATACCGTCCAATTGTGGGCCGTGGCTGCCAGGATGGTCAGTCCAACCTCGACAAATAGAAAATTGCCTCCTGCAAAATCCGGATCGCCTGGCGTTACGCTTTGATATCTTGTTGGAACACCAGTCACCGCTTCTGTTGCGGTGCTGTTCATTGTTTTGGCCACATGAAAGATGCGATCATAGAGCAAAAGCGAATTATTGATGACAGAGCATGATATGTCTGCTCCAGTTAAATGCAGGGTTCCTGAAGCGGGATTGGTGAATAACAGCCCCCCTGTGTCTGAATCAACGGGCGATCCGCCGCCCGGAGCGGCAGGAGCGGCCACGCCGGCGGGAGGTTGAGTGCCCACCTTGTGCAAACTCGACGTGACGCCAANNGCTACGCCAGCAGGAGGCTGGGTTCCAATTTTATGGAGACTTGATGTGACGCCAACTACTCCTGTTGGGCCGACTTTAGCAATAGCTCCACCAGGCACTTGACCATAACCCGATGAGGCACGAAGCAACGCATCAGAGATGCTGGCAAACCCAGCGTATAGCGTGCCAGGAGGGGCTTTGGCGGCACGCTTAAATGCCTCTTGCAGCGAATCCAGGGCGCTCATGAAATAGCCCCGCTCGAACGGGCCGATGAAATCCCCATCGCCGCAGATACGGACGCTGCCCGGGCAATCAAGAAGATGGATCGGAGGGCCATACCAGCCCTTCATGGAAGCAGAAAGTAATTCTATGCGCTCTTTTCCGAGCCATCGTTCGAGTCTTTGCGAATGAGCGCTTCTCATTAATTCCCTCTCCTTATTGCAATTTCAATTTATACGTCACCTGCAAACTCTCGCCGTTCTGAAGTGTCCTTGATTGAGACAGGGCCACATAAGAGACGAGTTTTCCGGAGCTATCGGTAGAAGTTGCCACCACGCAGTAAGTCACCGGCCCCCAGGATCCGCCTGATGCCGTAAAGGTCTCGACCGAGCTTGTGGCCTGATAGTCGCCGGAATCGAGTGTGAGCGTCGGCCAGCCCGTGTTGTTTCGCTCCACCGTCTGCGCCGCATAGCCGTTAGTCGTCGGCTCATAGGTGGCCAATGATGTCAGATTACTTGTCTCTGTCGGCGTGACATTATAGAGTCTGAGAAAATAATTGGATGGCGCGGTTCCGTTTCTGAGCGTGACATCCAGAAATAAATATTCCCCCTCGTCTGTCAGAGAGTTCGGCCGGTTGATCTCCTCCCATTTGAGATTTCCGTCTTTGTCAAAGCAGCGGAAATCCATCGATCCGATCTCGCGGATATCGATGTTGGTCTTGAATTCCCAGTGCGGCCTTTTAATTGAAAGGTTCTCCGTTACCAGGGAATAATATGAGACCGCCAGTAACAGAACGATCAAAGTGGAAAATATTTTCGTTTTTTTCATCTCATTCCTCCATCCAGGTCGGAGACCTTAATAATTATCTTTAGTTACTGATCTCTCCCTTTTCACTCCACCTTAAACGCTGGCCCTGTGTCTATCCGTAGGGCTGGGCCTGTGCCGAGGGTTATTCTTCCGAGACTCGTAAATATGATATTGCTACCGTAGGAAGTGCCAATCTCGTTGGTAGCATAAGCCCTGACGTAATAAGTTATTTGCGGTGAAAGTCCAGTGATGGAACTTGTAAATACTCCTACACCTGAGCCATTCGTTGTTTTCGAATCTGCCGTGGTAGGATTAAACGAAGTACTCCAACAGACTCCCCTTGCCGATACTGTCCCGCCACCATCATAAATTACATCTCCACCAGATGAGGCGGAGGCAGACGTTATGGATGAGATAGCGGTCGTGGTTACGGTAGGGACAATAGCGGGAGGCTGCCCTAAAAGCTCATCCAAAATATTCGTTCTGGCAGTCTCCATGTTGGAGGCAGAAGGCAAACCATATGTGAATTGCCATTTACCAGTCCCTACGGCACTTTGCACCTGACCAAGAGAATTGGCAGAACGAGAGGTGAGTTTAAATATCTCGTAATCTTCCTGTCCCATTCTGTATGCTTTAAGACGAAGGGATTCAATAGGAATATCTGTATCGGCGCTACCTCCGATTGGATGACCTCCAGCGGAAACTCTACCAGGATACCAGAATGTCCCTTCAATATTCCCACCATAATTTAAGGTAACATCCCATATATCCTGCTGTGCCACTCCGGTATATAACGTTTCATCATAATAAGACTGAGCTTCTAAGGCCATATAATAAAAATCTCCCCTGACGTCATTATCATACATGAGCCAATGCCAACCTATTATATCAGTCATTGGAGAATCTATTCCATAAGTTACATTGAGATCATAGGCTGAATTTCCGGTAGCACCACAGGCTTTCATATCGCAAGCCTGATACGCCCATAGTTCATTTCCGTTTGCAATTTCAGTATCGTAAGTTGATCGTGGGTAACCTGCAAAATTTAAACCATTACTATCCCAAACATCAACATAACCCACCCACTCAGAAACATATCTCTTATGAACTAATGCCCTAAAATTGGCATTAATAGCCTTCATAGAATCGTAGGCATTTTGAATAGCAGTTTTGGGACATGATCCTGAAGTTGGACAGGTACCAGCGTCAGCATAAACTGTTGGTTCCTCAGCGGTCATAATCGTAGGCTTAAATGTTGTCATCCATCCTTCCGCATCCATCAGGCCTGCAAAAGTCGTGATTTTTGCTTTTTCTAAAGTAGTGTAATCCAGATCAGCATCAACTGATGAACTACGAACCATCCAGGGAGCTTCCCGAAACCAAAAACTTGAATATTTAATTCCAGTTGGCTCTGCACCTTGAGTCCAAGTTCCATTTAAATACGGAGAAAACCAAGGTTTAATAGTGGGTTCCCAGTTTGTTAATGTTGACCCAGTCCACACATAATTGGGAGATATGTAAGGCATTGACATTCTATGGCGTAATCCACTCTCAACATAACGCCTTGCAAGGGCTACATGAGTAAGATCGCAACTTGCCCCATCAATATCATTGTTACAATCGTTATCAAACCATGAGGTATGAAAGTGACCCCTGATCGGATGATTTATCTCTGCCTTGAAATCAATCGGAATGGTAGGTTCCTTACCTATGGCAAGATTGTAAACTTTTATTGTTAAGTTAAGGGTAATATCAGCCTTTCCATTTGCTGTTATGGTGATGGTAGAGGTATAATCTCCCGCCACAGCGTTCGTAGGAACATAACTCTCCATCCAAAGGGTTTCGACCCTTGTGGTATTTACATAGAACTCCCATTCATCCCCAACGGCGTAAGTCTGGACAGGAAAGGTGATAGTTAAACCTTCATCGGGAGTATCAAGAGCAATCGCATCACCCGTTGTTTGTGCAGTCTCATTCCATGTCTTGATAGCAGTTCCGCCACCTAATTGAGAGACAGAATAACCTGCAACAGCAGCTATTGAATATTTAAAGGTGTAAGTAGTGGGTGCATCCGCACCCCCAAGGACTGTCACATCTCCATTTAAGGTCGAATAACTTGATTTAATCCTTACCGTATCTGTGGCAATAAACCCATGTGCTACATAGGTTGTCACAGTAGCCTTTTGTGTTCCACTGTCCCAATTAATTTGTTTGATATTAATAGAAGAAGTAGTCCATTTAAAAGTTGCGACTCCTTTTGCTCCCGCACCATCAACCACGATATGGTAATTCTTCAACCCTGTCCCAGAATAAGTTCCTCCGATGGTGGGCAAGGTGGTAGCGGTATTATTTGTCTTAACTGAAGAATTATGTGCTCCACCCCAAGGTATTTTAATAATTGGAAACGCATAGACAGGAGAAATCCTACTTATATTGAATGGGAACGCATTTCTTGTCTCTGAATAATAAGCATCAACTTTAGGGATGAGAGCATCTGGAATCTCACCAATGGGATTGCCCAGATTAGTTCCTAATCCTCCCCAGTTGTTCTGTCTGCTTGGAACCATAATATTGTGAAGATATTCTTTATAGATTAACGGGACAGTAAGAGTATCCCCTCCTTTAGTTGGAGTTGTGCAGGTGGCATTTACCGTCGTCACATCCTCCCCATCAATCTTCATGGGTATTTGCCATACAGCAAATTGACCCTTGACGACATTGACGGTCAATGAGGTGTCGGTAGGAATAGTATCGTTAGGTCGATATTTCGTCCTTGCCCCTGCTAAATAAGCATTCCAAGAGGCAAAACATATTGAAGGGATAAGAAAAATAAATATAATTGCAAGTAAAAACTTTTTCATTGGCAACCCCCTAACCATCCTGTTGAACTAAGTCCGACATTATCCCAGTAAAGATCAATAGTCTGGTTATCCGCTGCTTCATCTATAATTCCTAATCTAAGGACGGTCGTATCTGCTGAAATTATGCCACCTCCATTTCCACTTCCGACTGAAGAACCATTTATTTTCCATTCCCAATAATCCGTTGTTCCAGTATTGTATAGATAAACCTCTACTAAATAAGACGTTTGAACTGTAATGTTTTCAGTATCTCTTAGTGTATTATTGGTATATAGTCTGAGTTCCAACTGAGTTCCAGTTTTGCCTAATCTGATACCATCTGGCCCCGATCCACTACCAAGATTATGTATTTGCCTTTCCTTTGCGTCCGCTAAGTTCTCGGAATTTACATACAAATACACTCTGGAGTAAATCGTTGCTTGAGAGGCAACAGTATTTGTAGACCTTGCTCCCTTATATGTTCCGGTAACATAAGTTCTCAAACATTGCCCGTTAAATCCTGCAACTGCTGGAGCAGATAAATCCTCATCTATAGTCCCACCAGTTCCACCCTCAACCCAATCACCATCGTCATAACCAGTAGGATCGAAACTCTCTGCTAACAAGTCGCCGGTATTGGTGCAGGCAAATGCCGTTCCTCCACTTCCCAGCACCCCGCCGTGTTGGCCCCTAATAATTCCCTGACCCCAAGAGGTTGAGGCTAAAAGTAAAACAAGAACAAACGAAATAAGAAGCTTTTTTATCATTGTGTGCTCCCGTAGGAAATTACGAGTGGCCCTGAGTATGAGGTTACGGTTGAGCCTGCACCCGCACCACAGGCGCCGTCATTCTCATTGCCGCCGTCACGACCAATCTGAATTTTTAGCAACTGGCCTGCCGTTACGTGTCCGGCCCAATCAGTAAGAGTAATATTGTTCACATCCTCGATGTCCCCAGACGCCCCACTTCCATCACCCGTGAAACCCATGTTAACCAAGTGATTTTCCGAATAGGCAGCAGGGGCACTGTTGGAAGCACTATACAGACCAATTTTATAGCAATGATTCCCTGTGTCTGCCCCTGAAAGCTGGAATTTAAACCTTGCGACCTTCATGGCAATACTGGTATCGATATCTTCCGGAACGGTTAACACATATTCTGCGAAATTAGCCGTATAAGCGGCGGAAGCACTAAATAAACATTGACCATAAGTGACATTGGTTTTAGTGGTGTCTATGGTTGCCCCTGTCTCGTCACATCTTTGGGGAGAGGGTAGGATAAGGTATTTGATTTGTTTAATCGTGTTTGAAGAGCCTGTATGAGTGGTGGAGGCAATGGTCTTGCCTGTAAGGGTCTGTGTCGAGGTCTTATCCGCCAATGTATACGTGCCGGCGGCATAGGTCTCGGTGGTAATCGTGACGTTATCGGAGGCGGCAGGTTTTATGGAAACAGTCTTTGAATCTGCTGTAATTCCAGAAGCATCAAGAAGAATTTTACGGGTAGGATTGGTGACGTTATAGACGAGGGCAGCCGAATCGTCGAAAGAGAAATTTGCAATATAACCTTGCGTTCCAGTCGGGCCAATCCCAAACAGCGTAT